TTTTTTGTTGCGTGTACTTGATTGTACAAGCACGTCAATAATATGTGTGTGTGTTGGTGCGCTATTAGGCATGATTATTTTTCCTGTTGTGGTGTGGTGTGGTGTGGTGTGGTGTGGTGTGACCACATAGATCTATACGTCTATGTGGTCCAAGTTTGATGGTCCTTCCTCTTCGTCTAGATCCGGATAGATTCCATCTCCATTGACTAGAGCTACATAGATTTTGTCTAGTGTCATCATACCTTGTTCAACTCCTTCTAATCTCCAGTGATGGCAGTAAATCGGAGCGGTTCGATTATTCGATAGCTGTAGCTCGAGCCACAGAATCCACTCATCATACTCCTCTTTTTGTGCGTCTGTCTTTGCATACTCGCGATCAAGTGCAAGTTGTTCAATCCATTTTTTATATACTTTCATTCTATTCTCCTTTTTTTACATAAAATATGTGACATGATCTTGCGTGTGTGTTCATTGGTAAGCATGATAGCCTTACATATTGGCCACAGTCTATATAAACTAAGACTTTATATTTTTTTTCAATGTCCTTTATCTTTTGAGTAAATGTCATTTTTTTTTCCTGTTATGGTGGGTGATTATTCTGTTAGTTCTTTCATCATCCCTATCGCAAGGATAGGGAGAACTGGCAATGCGCAATAGTTAGTATCATATATGCAGGCACATATATAAATAGTGATGATTGTGATAGTTGAGATTTTCATGGTGTTTTCCTGTTGGTTGTACTACACTTTTATGGTAGTACCATAATACTATCATATATCTCTTATGCTGTCTACATAATAATCTATATTGCAAACAATAAACTTTTACTATGTTTTATATTGTTGGGTCGTTGTGCCAGTGTTGCAAGGTGTTGTCGTTGGCTGTTGACTCTCTGCAACACTAAGACAACAGTCGACAACAGTGAAAACATGGATAGAGATATGTATAGTCGAGGGTGTTACACTGTTACGTCTGTTACATACTTCAAAAAGTTTTTTTTTTACCTAGCCAAACGTGCAGAAGTTGCAAGAATGACATGCATTTTTCGAAAGTTTGGAATCGGTTGCAACACGACAACAGTATCAAGTTACATAAAACATATGAATGTTTCATAAGTTTATGAAAGTTTCATAAACGGTTTATCGAAGATGCATAAATATAAGCAAGTTACATATAATCTCGACAGTATCGTGCTATCACTGCCAGTACTGGATCTACTTGAATCGGTGTAGACAGAGCCGTGAATGTAATGAACCCTTGCTCTGTCGTTCCATATGCTAGGTCCGTACTGCAGAGCAGAGGACCGACGCGCGCACTATGCAAGCGTCAACCCGAACCCGCGTGAGGGGAGCGATATAGTACTGTACAGGTGTTCAGCACCTCGACGAAGTCCAGGACACATATTGACCAAGTTACATATATATAGCAAGTTCGTTAAACGGTATAGCAAGTTTGTTATACTTATGTAAGTTGTTATAGGGGGATCCCCCAGTCTTGACATTCCAATATATGGGGGAGCCCAAAAAATATATAGCGTTACAGTTGAAACTTTGATAGTGTGTAAGTTGTGTGAAGGAGAGAGAATGTCGAGTATTATTCAGGTGTTTAAGATAAAGATGGATCCTGTAGCAAAAGGTCGTCCTAGGTTTACCAAGAATGGTCGAACGTATACACCAAAGAAAACAAAAGATGCGATGGAGCTGTTGGCATTGCAGATAGAAAAAGAAAAAAAGTATTTGATTCGCAAACCGGATGCGATAGCGGTGTATTGTAGATTTTATTGCAAGCGTCCGAAGTACATGGGAAAGGGTGATGCGGTATTAAAGACGACAAAGCCGGATGTAGATAACTATTTGAAGTTGGTGCTTGATGCGATAAACTGTGCTAGAGTATGGGAAGATGACAGTCAGGTGGTTGAGGTTCTGGGCCAGAAATGGTATTGTGCAGATTATCAGGAGCCTGAGATCCAGATACAGATTACGGCATTGACAGACTATCACAATGAAAGGAGCAAAGATGGGAATCAAGATCAAGCAGAGGCACAAGACAGCAGCGTTGTTGTGGACGACTAATGAGTGCAGCAAGTCGGAGATAGCTCGACAGTTGGGTGTAAGTCGACAAACGATTCTTCGTTGGTTTCAAGATAAAGGTTTTCAAGAGTTGGTAGCAAGTAACTACAATCCGATTGTGGACAATGACCGAAAGGAGAAGCAGTTGATTGAGCAGGCGTACACGACATTGCAGCAGGTTATGGAGCATGGTGTAAATGATGGTGCTAGGGTAACAGCGGCACGGTACATATTGGATACGTTCCGTGTAAAGAAGCAGAAAGAGCGTGATCGTATATCGACGAGTGATGAGATTGGAGCGATCTTAAAGTTGGTGGAAAAGTAGGTGGCATTAAGCAAGTCTCAGCGTAAACAGTTGGCTCCTGTATTTAAGGATCCGATAAAGTTTTTTCGGTTGTTGCGTGTGCAGGATAAGTACAGTGGTGCGTATAAGCAGTTTGATTTGTATCCTGAGCAAGAGACGTTGCTACGTAAGCTGAGTGAGCATCAGAAGATTATAGTAATCAAGCCCAGACAGATTGGTGTGAGTACGTTGTTGCGTGCGTATGCATTTTATCGCGCGTATATAGCGGAGGACCCGGTCAAGTTTGGTGTATTGAGTTTTCACGAGCGGTCGAGTAAGCATCTTCGAAAGATGGACAATGGTTTCTTGCGAGGTTTGCCGGAGTTGCTGCAGCGAGAAACGAGCATAGACAATACTACGGATTTGATTTTTGCGGATACGGGAGCAGGTCTGTCATCGTATACAGCGAGGAGTAGTGGCGGTACACGTAGTTTCACTTTGAACAGTGCGCATCTATCGGAGTTTGCGTTTTATCCTGACCAAGAGGAGGTATTGGCGCAGGTAATGGCGACGGTGGGCAATGGTCAGATTATAATCGAATCGACACCGAACAATATTGGAGATCGTTTCCACACGTTGTGTAGTGGTGCGCCAGATAATGGTTGGACGTTGATATGTTTTTGGTGGTGGCAGCATGAACATTATCGATTGCCTGCACCAAAGAACATGGTATTCAGCCCAGAGGAACGTCAGCTGAAGAAAGCGTATGGATTGGATGATGAGCAGATTCAGTGGAGGCGAGAACAGATAGCCACGCTAGGGTCTGATAAGTTTAAGCGTGAGTATCCTGCCTGTATTGATGATGCGTTTCATTTTGGTACGAGTGCATATTTTGATCCGAATGATTTGGACATGATCGAATCGATGACGTTTAACGGGAATGAGCGCAAGTATGAAGATGTATATGATGATGATGTATATGCCATTGGAGTTGACTGTGCGGGTGGTGTTGGCGGTGATTATAGTTGTATCAGTGTCATATCTATGGCATCGAAGGAGATAGCGTATCAGTATCGATGCAATACGATTTTGCCGGTAGATTTTGCGGAGCATGTGTTACAGGTAGCCCAGCTGTACAATGAAGCTACGGTACTGGTAGAGACAAACAATCATGGTCATTTGGTGTTGCATAAGCTGGTAGATTGGGGCTATAAAAACTTATGGAAAAGCACCAAGGGTAAGGACTGGGTGACGAGTGCCAAGAGCAAGATAGAGATGTATGAGGTATTGCGCGAGATGATAAGCAACAACATGATAACAAGGATGGACATGACAACCTTGATGGAGCTGCGATCGATGACTATATTTAAGGTTGCGCCCGAGGCTCCTCCAGGCATGCATGATGACATGGCTGACAGTTTGGCATTGGCATACCGATGTAGTATTGACATACCGAGTTATTTGGTGCAAAATGCAAAGAGAAGTTGGATGGATGATATGATTTCTTCGAGGAGAGCGAATCGTATGCGGATGGTCCGGCTACCATTTAAGAGGGCAGAATGAAACCGAAAGTAGCAGAAGCACTGTATAGACGACACGAAGAGTATTGGGCACGTCAGAAGCGAGAGTTACGTAAGTATCGATCTGCGTATATGACACAATACTGGGATAATGACTATGGTTCGAATCAGGTATTGATAGAGACAACAAGAGCGTATGAGTACATTGAAGGATACATTGCCAGTTTATTTTCCCGCAACCCAGCAGTTATCGTAAAGGGTGATGTAAGAGGGAAGGGCAATCCTGAGAAGGTACAGGCATTGTGCAATGCTTTTCTTGACAATGTACGAAGTCAGATTGAGGACGTAAGTCGATTGGCTTTGATATATCCCTGTGCTTTTTTGAAGCTGTATGGCAGTGATCATCCTGATCCATTCAAGCGTGTATCGTGTTCTGCGATTGCGGCATGGGACTGCATTGTTGATGTAGATGCAGCGAGCTGGGTTCAGCAAAAGTATGTAGGGCATCGGTACTATATTACGCACCAAGAAGCAAAAGCCAAGTATGGAAACAAAAGATATACGACACATCAGCTGGTGAGGTTTTTGGACTACGATAACAATGACGATCAAAATGCCAGCTATCTCGGAATAAACCTGAGTGAGCTTAACGATTCGGGATTTGAGGTTGATAGTCCATTTGAGTATGTACAGGTAGTTGAATACTTTGATTTGGTAAACAACAAAATGTTGGTATGGTCGCCTGACTATGCGAATGGCGAAAAGTTTTTGTATGATGGTGTTGAGGTAGATGTAGGTGTAGATGGTGAGACAACCAAGTTTGACCAGATACCTTTTACTGATAGTGCGGACCATCCGATTGCACCGATTATACCGTTGTACTTTAGTCGTCAGCCTGATGTACCTTTGCGTGGATATAGCGCGTTGAAACGAGTGTACTCACAGGTCGAGGAAACAAACATAATCCGTACGTATCAGGCAACGATGGTAAGGAGAGCGGCACGGCAATGGATTGTCAAGAAGGGTGTATTTTCGGATGAAGATATGGCCAAACTTGCTTTGGGTGCGGATGGAGAATATGTGGAAGCCGAGCTATCGATGGGTCAAAGTTTGGAGGGAAGCATCCAAGCCGTGCCGCATACCCAAGTCCCTACGGAGTTGGAAACATACATTAACCAGGTGAATGAGGATTTTCAACGTGGTAGTGTATTGGCTCCGTTTACTAGAGGTCAGGCAACACGAGCAACAGCGACTGAAGTTACAGCGTTGGCATCTTACAGCAGTAGTGAGATTGGTCGTCTTGCAAGAGAACGAGATGCAATGATTGAGCATACAGCATCGGTATACATAGCAATGATGAAGATATTTTTAAAAGATGATGCAGATGTGATTGTACTGAATGGTCGTTCAGAAGTTGTACGAAGTGAAGATATGGATGGTGATTTTGCGTTCTTTGCGCTTGACGCGGGGAGTACACCTGTATCAGAAAGTGTGAAGAAACAAGAGTTTTTTCAGGCAGTCAATCTATTATTGCAGCTGGGTGTACCACAGGAAAAAGTATTGGAAGAGTTGGTACGCAAGCTAGATTTACCGGAAGATTTTTTATCGTCACCGATTGAAGGTGGACAAGAAATACAACAACCACAGAACCAACCGAGTGCGACTGCGACAATAGAGCAGGGTGTACAGGGTAGTCCTCAACAAGTAGCAAAAGTTTTATAGGAGTATAAGATGTCAATACCACAAGATTTAAGCATGCAGGCCGCAGAGATTGGAGCCGGAATGGATGAAGCACAGGCTCAAGGGATGCAGATGATGATCCCCCAAGGTCAGTTTTCTAGTCAGGCAATGAAAGCATTGCTAGCAGAAGTCAATGCATTTATGCAGCGCATGAACCAGCCACCGCTAGAGATTGAGGCTGTTGATATGCAATCTTTCCCTCAACAGTTGGTGCAGGTTGTGATGGCGATTATGGCGATTGCAGAGCAAGCAGGTGTATCGGTTGATATGTCATTGTCTGAAGTAGAGTCAGATCAAGATGTTGCACGATTGGTAGCATTGATCAAAAGAGCGGTATCAGATAAGAAGTTTATAGATTTTCTTGAGGCAGCGGAAAAACAGGCAGAGCCTGTAGAAGAAGTTGCAATGGAAGAACAGGTCGAAACTCCCGAAGGTGGAGAGATGACAGACGAAGAACTATTTGCAAGTAGGATGTAATATGTCAGAAGAAAACAACACAACAGAAACCCCTGAAAATACTGTAGAGGACACTTCCGCAGAAGTCTCTCCGGTAGAAGAAACTCCAACAGAAGATCTTTCTCGTAAGTCTTTGAATGATTATAAAGATGATTATGATCGTCAGGTAGATGAGCTTTTGGAAAGATACAACGCTGAAAAAGATGGTGTATCACCACCAGAGCCAGAGAGTTTGCGCGAAGGAGAATCATGGGACAATGTATATGATCAAGTACCTGAAAGCGCGCAGCGAGCAATGGCATCATTGCGCAAAGATTATACGCGCAAGACACAAGAGCTAGCCGAGCAACGTAAAGCAATACAAGCCGAACAGGAAAAGTTGTCGGCACTGCGAATGAACCTTGAGGACAACGCTGCATACAAAGCCATTCAAGAAGCTGCTCAGGCAGAGACCGGAGATTTTGATCCTTACGACACACAGTCTTTTGAGCGGTACGTTAATCGTATTGTTGCAGAGAGATTGCAATCTGTATTGCAGCCTATGGCTGAACAACAAATGAAAGCTCAGGCAAAAGCAAAAGTACAATCTTTTATGACACAGCATCCAGAGTTACAGACAGATGAAATGTTTAAAGGTGAGGTACGCAAGACATTGTTGGCAAACGAAAACTTAACATTACAAGATGCATATTGGATTGTAAAAGGTCAACAATCTTATCAGACAGCAGAGCGTCAACAAATGCAACAGTTGGCATTTCAGCAAGCAGCACAGGCTGCGGGGCTAAAGGTGGGTACAGGACAACACAAAGGTATTACTGTACCAAAGAATAGTAACAAGATGTCAGCATCAGATTTATACAATCACCTGTTGAAACAGAAGAAATAATGTTATACACTTATCATAGTCGCAAGGCAAGGAACCCACATGGATACGTCCAAGCCATCTCCCCTCACGAGGATACGAGAGCGATAGTAAAACTCAAACGTAGGAGGCTTCAATGCCCATTCAACCAGACATATTAGCGTCGACCCTGCGTATCTTAAAAGATCGTGAGGTAGACAATACATTTAAAAATATTCCCATCCTTGATGCGATTCGTTCACACGGAGCCGTTATTGAGAGTGATGGTGGTAGCAAGGTAAACTGCCCGGCTATCATGACCGAACACAGTATGATTACTCAGCTGTCCAGTGGATACGAGTCAATCAATCTTGCTGTTAAAGATCCTCTTCGCCAAACTGAATACAACTGGTGTGACTTTGCTGCTCCAGTCGTAATCACTGAAAAAGAACAGCTGTCTAATAAGGGCGACCGTGCTGTAATCAACATTGCAGAAGCTCGTTTGAAGTCCGTTATGGGTATGCTTCAACGAGAGTTTTGTAAGCAAGTTGTTGAAGGTAACTCAACATCTTTGACTGAACTTGAAACATTGTCTCCATTTGTTACAGGTGGATGGTTTGGATGTCAACCTTTTGGACAACAAACAGGTACTGTAGGTGGACTTGATAAAGCTGTATATACAACTACATTTCAAAATCAATATGTAGATTGTCCATCAGCATTTCCTGGTGTAACTGATCAAGCAACTCGTCTTTTCCGAGCGATGAGTAAGTTGTACATTGATACACAAGTATATGCTCCAGAAGGTGAAGTTGACATTATTCTTATGTCACCTCGTTGTTATGAGCTATATAAGAACAGTCTTTTTAACCAAGAACGTTATACTTCTATTCAAGAAGAACGTGATATGGCTGGTAAACTGGCTCTTATGTTTAATGGTGCAAAGGTATATGTTGAGCCTAATCTTGGTACAAACTTTACTGATGCAGCATCTGGTAACTCTTCAGCTCAACTTGCTATTGCTGCAAAAGATATGAATGGAGCTGCTATTGAGTTTGGAAGTGGATCTAATAAGTATTCTACTGATGGAACAGCTACTGAAAACTTGCATGGTACTATTGATGCAATGTTCTTGAATAGCAAACTTCTGTCATTGTACTTTGACAAAGATGCTTATTTTGAGATGAGCGAGTTTGAGCGTATTTCTGGATACGCAGCAATGGCTGCTCATATCATGACCCGTACACAGTTTACTACTGCAAACTTGAGCGGACATGGTATTCTTATTAACGCATTTGCAACCATTAACTAGAGGTAAATCATGGCTACTCAAAACTTACTACAAAGACTAGACGCTGCTGCTGATACAACAGGTTCTTCTGTAAATGCATCAGACCGTCGTATTGAAGAAGTATTTATTGCATCCGAAGCGATTGCAGCTGGTGATTTTGTTACTCTTGATCTGAGTAAATCAGACGATAGTGACAAAGCATTGCATGTCAAGAAGCTGAACTCTGGTGCTACTATTACATCATTGTGTGTTGGTGTTGCGATTGCTGCTGCTGCGGCTGCGGGTGACAACATTCGTATTTGCGTTCGTGGAATGATTTCTGCAAACGTTGCTACTGGTGTTGCTCAAGCAGATCGTCTTGTTGCATCGTCTACTGGTGGACGTGCTGCTGTTGCTCCATCTTATCGTTCTGATCAAAAAGAAGGTAGTGGTGGTGCAGGTGCAGGTGCAGTTACTCAACAAGCGCACATTGTTGCGATTGCTGTGTCTGCTGAATCTGGTAACGCTGCTACAGTATACGTACTTCCAAACTTTTAAACCATAAGGTTTCTCTCTGAATGGGGGTAAGATTACTTGCCCCCATTTTTATAGGATGGCATTATGAATCTACGTGAGATAAGAGAATACATTGCAAACATTACAGACTATGATCCTAATGTAAATAGGGATTATTCTGCTCAGGTTGACAATGTAATCAACGAAACCTATCGTATGTTGTTCTCGGAGAAGCCTTTTACTTTTGCACAGAAAGAAGTAAAGATACCGATATATACTGATGCGGAATATACAGCATCAGGTGTTACAGGTGTTATTGCAGGATTAACGCAGATTGTAATAAACCCTTCGATACCTGATTGGGTTGAAGGTAACATTATTGAAATAGATGGTGTTGAGCATGATGTTATATACAAGGCATCAGCAATCACTGTATTTATAGAAGGCAGTTTTGCTTTTATTGGACAGCCAGTAAAGTTTAAACAAAGATTTATACGTTTACCCAAAGATTGTGTATCGATATTGCAGGTTGGCAAACGTAGTATGAGCATTGCTCCTACAGCTGTGGGTCGATATATACCTTTGACTAGGTACGAAGATGAGTATTACAATCTTCCGTTGGATGAGGTAAACATTCCGAACTACTGGATTATGCAAGATTCAGAATATGTATCGGCACCACCGATTGTATTGACACCAACAGCAACAGCTACATCAGCTGGTCAGGGAACTAGAACTGTACGGTTGGCATATACGTATGTAAAGTATCCAGCCAATGGTCAGGCTACAGAGCTAGAGTCTGGATTGTCTCCATTTTCAGAAGCAATCACATTAACTGATGCTCAACGAATGACATTGACATCTTCGTTGGATTTAACAAAGGTAGGATATGCCAGGCGATTTTACATAAAGAATGCAGCAACAACGCCTCAGTTTGATGGAGTGTATCAAGTTGGTACATTGAAAGATGTTTCAGCATCATTATCAGAGAACATAGACTTTTCGCAGGCTGAGTTTGAGAATGGTAGTTTTGTACTTAATAATCCTAGGTATACGTATACGGACGGATATGTTCAAAGGATTCGTTTATATCCGAGACAAAGCACGGACTATGAGCTATCGGTGCGTTATATATATCGACCTGCAAGATTACAAGAAGATACAGATACCCCAGACTTACCACAAAGTCATCATCTTGTTTTGGCCTATGGGTCTTTGATGGATATTTTTAATAAACACGACAATGCACAAATGAGTCGTATATATCGAGCAAAGTATCTTGAAGAGATAATAAAGCTGGAGCAGAGATTTTTGACACAAAAGCCTAGGCGATGGGTAAAAGGTTACATGCAGGAGAGTGGTGTTGATACAGTTCCGATGTGGACTCCGCTCAAGAGGTTGTAATGAAAGATACTCATATACAAATAATCGACCTGAAGGGATTGTTTCAGCAGGTTCCTCAACCTCCATCGGGTGTATTTGAGTTAGAAAACTGGGCTGTTGATCCAGTTACAGGCGGTTGGGTAAATCGTCTTGGCTGGGAAAAGTATGATGTCAATGCCAATGATTGGGATCCTTTTTTGACGAGTGTGGTTGATAGCATGTTTTATGTGCAACGCCACCAAGGAGCGCAAGACAGCATATTGTTTGAGCAGTCGGGTGTGTTGTATCAGCTGAATGATTTTGCCGGAGTGTTGAAAAAACAAGAGCTATCGACAGCCAGAGTACAGCCATTGGTGTCGGAAGTAGGTACACAGTATGCTCAGTTTGGCAGATACATTATCTATGTCAATGGATACAATAAACCAGCCAAAAGTCATTTGTGGCCGTGTACAAGTTATTCGACAAACTATTTGGTGGAGCTTCCATTGGGTTTTGATGCATTGCCATCGGCTCCAGTTGTATGGGGAGTAGAGACTACTTTTTCTTCTACATCTACCAATGGTAACAAAACTAGCATTTGGTTTTATGCAGACAATGCAGCAACATTGTTAGGTGATTTTAAAGATAAAGGCCTTGGAATACCTGTTGATACTAAAGAAAATAAATATCGATACAAAATCTCTTTTGTAAATACAGCGGGTTCTGAGGGTCCTTTATCTTCTTTTTCCAATACAGTAGAGTGGGCAACAATATCTTTAAATCTTAAGTATGCTTTAAATGTTGAGATACCAACAGGCAATGAAGATGTTGTTGCTCGAAGAATATATCGTACTAAAAACTTTTCAGACGATGCAGGAAATGATTCATTGACATATTATTTTGTTGCTGAGATTCCCAATAATCGAGACGATATATTTATAGATGACATACCAGATACAGCGTTGGGTTCTCAGGCTCCATTGGAAACGAACTCTGTTGTGATGCCTGCTAGGAAAGCAAGATTTGTTGGGGTGTACAAAGATTGTTTGTTTCTTGATGGTGGTCGTGATGAAGACTTGACGTTATACTTTTCTAATCCTGCAAGACCAGACCAGTTTGGAGCATTCTCTTTTATTACACTAGGCCATAGACAGGGTGGCGGTCTTACAGGATTATACTCATACTTTTCTCATTTATTGATTTTTCGAGAGAAGAGTATTGATATATTGCAGGGTGATTATCCAAACTTTTCGTCAGCGAGTTTGTCTCAGTATATTGGTACGATTGCAACAAACACGATTGTTTCAGCTCCTGGTCTTGGCGTAGTATTTTTATCGTATGATGGTGTGTACAGCGTAAATATAAACTTGGATTATAGCGATAGTCCGAATGTACAGAATGTTACACCTCATTTACGTGATTTGTTTCGACGTGTCAACATTGATGCTTTGGCCAAAGCATCAGGTGTGTATAGCAAGAAGAGGCGAGAGTTAATCTTTTCGTTTCCTGTAGATGGTAGTCCTGTAAACAATATGGTTTTGGTCTATCATACAGATAAGAAGAGCTGGTCAACAAGAGACTTCCCGATGGGTCAGATGATTGTAAATGCGACAGGTGACGTGCTTTTTGGTATGTCCGATGCTGCGGCATCAGCAACCAATCAGCATGGTGTTATGGTGTTATCTCATCGTCGATGTTCAGGTCAGACAAAACGTGAAGATGCGATTGTAGATTTGACAGCCCCGACATCGATTCTTCGATCTGCATGGTTGGATATGGGTGATGCTTCGCTCAAGAAGAAGATACATGGTGTGTATATTTACTTGGCTACAGGTGGAGACCAAGACATACCATTGAAGTTTTTTACTGATTATGATTATACGACACAGCATACATCCCAAGCATTACGGCAACAGCCTGCTGATATTGCAGATCAACCTGTGTACAACGTTGCACAGTTGGATAGCGGAGCAAGTTGGCAAGAGCCATTGATTACAATGTTGCGATATGACATATACACAAAGGCCTGTAGTTGGTTTCAGTTTATGATAGAGACGACAGCAGACATGCATGTGATTGGGTATGCGATTGATTATACAGCAGCTGGCACTCGAATCATAAAAGGTAAGAAGTTATGAGCAAGAAGTGGACAGAAGGGTATCCTCGTGACAATGCGATAATAGACTACAAGCAGTTTAATCAGGGATACAATACACAGAAGAGTAGCTTAAATGGTGGGATTGATCGCACCATGACACCAGTGAATGTATTTGATGAATCAAATAAGAAGGACAAGGCGCTACATTATGTTCAGATATTTCGTCGTGGTGACAATACAGCCTTAGAAGATACATCGATTGTTGCAGGTGCTAGTGATTTTCGTGGCATCACGTATAATACATATGGTGGAGGATGGGTTACTGTAGATGAGTTTACGTTATCAGATATGAAAGATGGTATGTTACATTGGGAGTTTTCTTTTCATGTGTATAACAATCTTTTTAATACACACAGAGGTAGTTTAAAATCTACCTCTATTCGTTTATTGTTTGATGGGGTTGAGGTTTGCACGGCACATAAACTATCTTTTCCTACAACAACTCATCGAATGGTTTGTGATGTTCCAATAACAGCATCACCTAATACAGTAACTGTGCAAGCAGCTTCTGTAGCTGCCGGGGCTACAGAAGATACTAGATGTTTGTTTACCCTTTTATCAATGCAGCACATGTTTATTGGGAGATGGCGATGAGTAGAATAACCAATGCAGATCCTATAAAGAGGGGATCTAGTTATACATCTACCCAGTTGAATCAACAGTTTACAGAAGTAAATGCTGCATTTCCTATGGATGGAGATAATGTTCGCAATGAAGGTATTGATCAACCTTCATTTGACTTGAATAACAGTCATGGAAAAAGTGGTATTATATTGGTTGCAGCTGATAGTAATGATGATACAACTCCAGTAACAGCATCAGCTAATACAGCTACAGGTACACCTTTTGATGCACCAGTTACGATTCAAACTTGGACAGTTGTACAGCCTGTTACAAGTTCAGATTTGATTCGAGTATATTGGCAGTTTGATTATCAGACAGTAGCTAATGATAGTGCTCCAGTAAATGTTCAGGGTAATAATGGTTGTGTGTGGGCAATATGGTTGGAGTATCAAAGCAGTTTTGGTGGTAGCTGGCAAGCAGTTCCTAATCAAGGAGATTTTGAACAAGGTATTGCTGGAAGCCCAGGAAGTATTACATCTTTTGGAACACATACATCACAGGGATATGGTTGTACGATTGTTCCTCATACTGTAGTTTTATATGATCCATTATATTCAGCAGTTAATAATCCAAGAGTTTTGGATACACATCCAAGTACAGGTTATGGAGATTGGATTTATGCTCCTGATAGCAATATAACTATATACGGTTTGCGTTTACGAATAAGAGGTTTGCTGGATCAAAAGTATGACTCTGTTACAGGTTCTCCACAAAACTCTTGGAGATTATTAACGACTTCATCGGGTGTACAAACGAATACAGTATCTCGTAGTCATATGGCATATTTGGTAATGAGGGAACAATGAGTATTACATTTCCCAAAACGTTTGCAGCATCAGAGGTAGCGAGTGCAGCTGATGTACGTAGTAATCTTGATGCAATGCAAAAGAAGCAAGCCAAGCTATCAGGTTCGGATTTTGCAACGGGTCAATGGATAGACACCCATCATATAATGGAAGGTCGATATGAACCAACAGGCAATATATCTGTAAATGTATCAGGTGTGTTTGGTGGTAGAAATAATGGTACTTTTTTAAACAATCTATCTTATTGTTCTCGTTGGTTGACGGATAGGACTGGAGCAACAGGATCAAGCAAACCAAGAGCGTACATACCTTATACAAACATAACGTTTGACATTTTGCGTCCCTGTACATTGTTTTTTCAGTGGTCAATGATACATCAAAGTTTAGCTGATGGTGATGGTACAAATGGATTGACACAAATAAAAGCTGCTATGAATAGTAAGTTTATATCATCAGGAGTTGTGCATCATCAAGTACATGAGCAACCAGCAGGTTTAACTTATAATGTGCTTATAAATGGAACATCGAGAACAAATGGTTTTGTTTTAGATGATATATCTAATCAAGTTCGTGGTTACAGTATTGGTTTGGTTGCTGAATCAACAGCAGGTATGTGTCAAAATGTATCATGGTCAGTATCATTAGAATGTTTTTATATGTGAGGTAAGTTATGGCATTAACAGGACTAGAGTTGGCACTGTTATCAGGATTGGGTGGATCGTTGATAAAGGGTGTGTCTGGAGCTATAGGTGCAGGAGGAGCAGCAGAAGATTTAAAGCTGACTGAAGAGCAACGTCGTAGGTTAAAAGAACTGGAACGTATGGAAGCAGAGTCTGCTTTTGGTATGTCAGATCAAGATCGTCAGGTGTATGGCACACAAGTTATGTCTCCGGTACAAACGGCAGAGCGAGAAGCATTGGCTCGTTTTGGTGCCAGTCAAGCGGTGGGAGACATTGGTCAAGGTGCAGCGTTTCGGCAGCAGCAAGCATTGAAGCAAACATCAGAGGCTGCTAGAGCAGAGGCTCAAAGAGCAGTAGCAGAACGAGACGCAGTTGTAGCACAGCAGCAACAGCAACAGCTAGCAATGATGCGTCAACAAGAGTTGCAGCGCAAAGCAATGGAGCGACAGGCTGTGATGTCTTTGTTGGGAGCAGCTGGAGAAGGATTGACACAGGCGGGTGGTATTGCAGCAAAGATGAAGTTTGCAGAAGAAACTTATGAGAGGGACAAGCCAAGCAAAGAAGATCAAGAAGTTATATCATCAACACGTAATATATTACTTGGGTCAAGTGAACCAAACTATAAGGCAGTTGAAGGTGCTAGTATGTCTGGAACAGGAGGACAAGGCATGGGTGGAGATGGTAATAGGGCTGTTGATGCTATGATGATGTATACAGATCCTTTTTCGTTTTTAGGTAATCCTGACTTTTCGACTGATAGGTTGATTGATGATGAAATACAAAAACAGTTTGCTAATATATATTTAAGTGATCGTGATTTTATAGCTGAGTTGCTTTCGGGAGATTATTAAAATGTCATATGAAGTAGCAAATGAGATTGTAAATATGTATATGCAGTCGAATACTCGCAGAATAAACAGTGCGATGGAGACTGCATATCAAGAAGCGTTGAGTACATATCAATCAGATGTAGAGGCACGTAAGGCTGCATTGGGTGTATTGAAGCTTGAGCAAAGGTCTTATGATGATTATCTTAAGATACTTGCACGCAATATGAAAGATTTACGGTCAGGCAATATAAACATAGCAAAGAAAGCATTTGCAGCAGAGCAAAGAAATCTACGAAGACAACATGCAGCTAAAGAAGCAAATCGAAAAAGTATAGCAATAGCAGATAGAAAAAATCAACAGGCGATGTATAAGTGGAGGAAAGACAACACTTTGCGTCGGTATCAAGCTACAGTTGATAGTGCTAAGTTGAAAAAAAGTTTTGAAGATGATTTGGATAAAAATCATCGCAAGTATGATCGAGCAGCAAGGAAGCATGCCAAAGAGGTTGTTTATTCTGATAATGTTTTATCAAGCAGTGTAGATGGTATTTTGGGTGGTATGTCGGATGTTATATCAAAAGAGTTTGCTAAAGGTAAGCCATCAGAAAATCTAATAAAAACATATTTATATAGTAAAAACTTTAACAAGTTTATTGACCAAGCGATTGCTCAAGCATCAGATAAAACAAAATCTCCACAAGGTTTATTAAAAGATAAAGGGGATGAAAAAGAATACAAGTTTGATAGAACAAGAGAAGAGTATAAAAAAGCAGGCATTATGTATCATGTGTTGAATAATGCAATGAATACTTTTGATATATCATATGTAGGTGATGACAAAGATATACAAAGAGAAAAGTTCAAAACTATAATGAAAAATATATTGCAATCAAAAGTTTTGAATGGAAGATTTCAAGATGTTGCAGATATACCAGAAACAGAAATAGAACGAAGAGAAGATGCTGAGTATCAGTTAAAACTGCAAGAGTTGTCTCCTATTTTAAAGAAGACAACGTCTGATATATTAAAGGCTCCATATATTCCACCTCCACCAAAACAGCGAGCATTTATAACGAAAGCATTTCAAGAGAAAGTGCCAGAACAAGACACAACGGAACGTCAGTATATAGATGATTTACGCAAAACAGCAGAGCCAGTATTTGAGCAGTTGCGTGCTGATGATGATACACCGTTTCAGTTGACTGAAGAAGAGATTGCTACAGTAGGCGAAGCTGCTGTTAATGCATATAAAGAGCTACAGATAGAGCGAACACAAACTCCATTGATATCATTGGAGGAGCGAAGATTGTTGGATCCATTGGCATTGGAACGCCAGTTGAACTTAATGCGTCAAGGACAGCGTGTAAGAAGTATACAGCCAGAGTTAGATAGCTTTGAGCAAGTACGCTCGCGAGCAGGTGAGATACTCGAGTCGCCTAAGCGAAGATCGACAGCAAACGCAGGTACACCATTGGAGCAACGGTTTTATGCAACACAACGTGAGAGTGCTAGGTTGTCGTATGAATCAGATGAGGATTTACGAAGCAAAGGTGTTCCAGAAGCGTTGGGTGTATCATTATATAAAGAAACATTTGATCCATTAAACAGTACGTTTTTAAATGATAATACGTATCAATCTGTAGTTGATCGTATACAAAAAAATACTAAGACTCCAGAAGAACAGATGAGAGCAATCTCTGCTTTTGATAGTAGAGTAATGGCACAGCAGAGAACCAAGGCACCGATTATAATGAAGGATGGTTCTCGCAACAGAGAATACTTAGAGGCATTGAAAGCACTAGGAAATAAGTAGTAGGTGTGTAATGGCTACAGCAGCAGAGATACGACAACAGATAAATGATTTGAAATATCGTTTGATGATGAAAGAAATAGAGTTGGATGACTATTTTGTTGAGTATGAAGTACTGAATAAGAAGTTACAAAACCAGCTTGCAGCTGAGACACAGATAGAGCCTCGTGATTTTCAGTTTACAGAAAGAGGTTTACAGGCAGAAACAGAAAGTAAACTGCGTGGATATGGTGATTATACTGTACCGTATGAGTTAAAACTTGAAGATGTAAAAAAACGAGAAGAAGAACTGGGTCGTAAACTTACAGTTGAAGATGCACGTCAACTGGAACAAGAAAAAACTCGTCAGTTTCAGAAAGATATGGAGTCACTTCAGTTTGGTACAAAACAGTTTCGTGATCCATATACAGTATCAAAGGGTATGTCTAGGATATTAGATCCTAAAAGAGGTCTTGTTTTTGATAAAAGGACAGGAAAAATGCGAGAGGCTCAAGGTCTTGATGTATCAGATTTACCGATAGAATCAACCATTGCCGGAGCAGTAACTGGAAATCCTGTGTTACAAAATGCAATCATTGCTGGATTGGATATTTTGGGTGTAGATGATTTATTAGAAAAAATAGGTGTTGGTGATAAAACGATTTTACCATCAGGAGAAGCTGAGTTATTTATAGAAGCTTTAAAACCACAACGGATTGCTACTCCTGATCAAGTAAAACAAATGGAGGCTATAAAGGAATCTTCAAAAAAACAAAGAGAACAAGATCTCCGAAGATTTTTTAAAAAACAAGGTAAGACAGATACAGAAATAGAAGAAGCAATAAAAGAAAAAGAAGGAGAGTTTTTTCGTAGAACTGGATCAACGCCAGTCACACCAGATGGTGTTGTATATGGTTTAGGAGAGAGGGGTAAAGAAAAAGTACAAGATTTATTTATAACAGAATCTCCTTATCTTGAAGCAGGTATTGTTGAAACTGGATTGGCTACAGGTTTTCGTCAGTTAAATGTGACATCGGCATTTGCAGCTCCAGCATTAGATTGGGTAAATGATTTTGCTCAAACGGATAAAGGTAGATCTATTATTGCAAGTACAGCTTCGTCTGCATTGCCTACATATTTACAGCCATTTGTTAGTCAGTTTGTATCGGATACGATGAAAGAAAACCTTGCACCGATTGCTACACGGAAAGGTGCAGGATATGAAAAGACAGAAATGAAAAGTCCTTTGGGTCAGGCTTTGACTAATATGATTATAGGTCAAGGATTATTTTCGCAACTGGGAGCTCAGTCACTACCTCCAGAAACAAACTATAATCCATTGGATCCAACAGTACAGGGCAGTTTTGGTAATATAGTTACTACATTGATGCCAGAGTTTGCAGTACCTGTAGTACCTATGGGTGTTGTTGTAAAGCCAGCCAAGGCAATAGCTAGAGGTATACTATTTGCAGGTCAACGTAAGGCACTAGAAAATGCTTTTAAATCTTTGCGATCAACAAAGGAAGGTAAAAATCTTACTCGTATAAAAATAAAAGCGAATGATTTTTTGGAGCCACATACTGTATCTTATAAGGCATCCGAGATAGGTGCTGATATAGTTGCAGGATCTAAGGTTCGAGATAGATTTTTATCTACAACAAGTACTTTTGAAGATGCAAAAAAGTTATCGCAAAAAATACCGCAAAGTAGATATTTACAAACAAGGTCTGTACCTTCAGTAGAACCGATTTTGCAGGGTAATCTACCAGGAGCTACTGGAGTTAATCCATTATTACGTGGAGTAGATAAAGTAGCAAAGGAAACAATAGAAGTAATCGAAAAGGGTGGCAAACCTAGCGTAGCACCAGATTTAATAAATCGTGGAATAGCTGTATCAAGATTGCGTAATATACCTTTAGATGAAGTTGAAAAGGTAGTAGTACAACAAAATAAAAATGCAGTAACAGCAGCATGGTCAAAAGCTAGAGGGCTTTTGAAACGATCAAAACAAGGTCCATTATCAGCAAAACAACAAAAAACTTTACGATCATCATTTGATGTTTTACAAAAAAATAAAGTATACGAACAAATACCAGAAGAGATACGTAACTCAGCTGAAGTAATATATGATGCTATACGATCTAGTGCAGCACAGTTAATCCGAGATAATCTTTTGCGTACAATGCCAGTTGATTTGGTTTATATATCGGACAATGTTGCAGTACCTTCTAGCAAAATACATACAGTTTCAGGCAGACCAACAAAAGAATATACAAAGTATTTAGAAGAACATCGACAGTTATTAGATTTTAAACCTAGACTAGAAGGTGTACAAGAAGTATATGAGTTTACACCAGATGGGTTAAGTTATTTACGAGGTTTTTTAAAACAACGTGGAGTACAGTTGGCTCCAAGTATAGTTGAAAAACTAGATAATGGTAAAGCTTTTACTGCGCTTGAAAGAGCAGAGTTATCAGACACTGTTGGTGCACAGTTGGCTCTTGATATATTAGGTGGCACAAGATTACGAACAGCAGGATTACAATCAGATATAGCAGATGCAGGTATAGCAGCTGGTGATACTTTGGTAGTACAAGCACGTGGTAAAAAGCCGACAGGTGCAATAAAAGGTAAAGCTATTGCAAATGCAATACGTGTATTGCAAGGTCAACCCATAGAAGATATTAAGTTTTTTGATGATGCAGCAACTGCATCATTTAAACGTTTTGAGCGAAGTGTACAGTTGGCTGCTGATTCTGCACCTAAACAAGTGATTGCAAACATAACACAAAAATCAAGATTATCAGATAATCCAGCAGAAGTTATCAATGATCAAAGCAAAATATATATGGACTTGGGTGTAGAGCTAGAACGGTCGTCACGTAAGAGTATGGCGATACGTGCAGATCAACCACAGATATCTCAAGTGTCACCGACTGCACGTCAAGAGTTTGTTGGCGATAGTCCATATGAGCAAAAGTTTAAGATTCGATTACAAAAGAAAATCGAACAGAAACGAGAAGCACGAGCAGAAAGAAAACAACAGAGGATAAAGTCTTTATCAAAGATAAAAACTCAACAAGAAGAAAGTTTTGCAAAACTTACACAGGCTCAAGAAGAGAGCTTGGCAAAACTTTTAGAGAAGCAAAAAGTAAGTATTGAGAACTTGACAACAAAGCAGCGTGCATCGTTGGCTAACTTAATGTCTAGCAAAAAGAAGATAAAGAATAAGCAGCAAAAGATTGTAGAGAAGATTGCAAAGCAAAAAAAGTTTTACGAAGAACGATTGGCAAAGCAGCAAGAGATAGTAGCAAAGCGTAAAGAAAAGCAACAAGAGATACGTACAACACGTGCAATAGAGCAAAAAGAAATCTTTGATAAGAAAGTAAAAGCAGCAGTAGAATCTGAAATGAAAGATTTACAAAAGCTGAGTGAAGAAGAAGCAAAGATAAACAATAAGATTGATGAGTATGTTGAAAAGATACGTAAAGATCAGATATCTAAAAGCAAAGAAACAGCCAAACGTAGAACATTGCAGGCAGCATCGGAGAGGTTTGGTCATAAAAAAGTAAAAGATTTTATTGAAGAAACAGTAGGTTTTAAAGACTTAGATTATGATGATTTGGCTACAGTTATTGATGATTTAGTTGATTATATGTATATATATGAGGAAGGTTTTATACGATATAATCAATGGCAAGATGTGTTAAAAAGCTTTTTTGTAAGTCCTGAGTTATCAGGTAAAAAAGTTATTACTACATCAAAGATGTTAGATTTTGTAACAGAAGAAGATCAGCTATTAAAGTTGATTGTAGTAGATCCTGAACAACCATTTTTTGCACCTAATAACTTGCAGCCTATAAATCCTACTACATTAAAAGAAGTAGTTTCTGGTTTACGATCACTACCAGGTGGAGACATATTAAATAAGTATGGATTGAAGAAGGGTATATTTTCTCGTGATGAAAACTTTGTACTTCCGGTTTTACAGAAAATGATAAGTATACAGAAGCTACAAAATACACAAGAAGCTATTACAAAGTTTGCTAGAAGTGAACCAGATATAGTTTTGTCTATGAAAAGAACCCAAGAGGGTATGGTTGGTTTAAAGTCTGTTCAGTCAATAAGTACAAAAGTTGAAGAGAGTATACGTAATACTTTATCGGCTGGTGATAAAGCAAATATTTTTTCTGAGGATTTAAAAAATATTATACTTTATCAGGTAAAGGAAATATTGTTTGATGGAATGATGAAAGATGTTTGGGTAAATACATCGAGGTCAACACAAGAAAAGTTTTTACAGAAATATTTAAACAAAATGGTGTTAGAAGAAACTGTTGCAATAGATATGGATTCTTTTTTGCGTACAGTTATTGTTGCACAGGGAGATAAATCTCCTATTATTAAAAGTTCGACTTTTGATAATATAAATCAACAACTGCAAAAAGTGTTGAAAAGAGTAACTGACAACTTAGAAGATTTAAAAACAGCAGAAGATGCAAATGTATCTTTGATAGAAAAAAAACAAAGATTAGTTGAAGATATAAAAAGTTCATTACCTGGTTTGATTAAGACGATGAATGTAGAATACTTGGGCAAGTTGACAGGTATAGGTAAAGACCCATTATCCGATTCTCTTTTTGCTCAACAAATACAGCAAGTGACAAATCGTATTACGATGTATGGTTTAAATGGTAGTACATTATCAAAAGCATTGAAGTCTATCAATCCAAGAATCAAGATGATAGGTAAGCAAAACTTGGCTTTAGTTTATGGACAAGAGTTGTCTGAACGAGCGAAGTTGATTACTGAAATGACTGAGTCGAAGTATTTTGATAGTGTGTTTAAAAGTCAGGCATTTAATAAATATGCACAACAAATCTTTAAAAAGGATGCAAAAGGTATAAATAAAAACCAAATACTATTGCAAATGGCTTTTAATACTTTTTTTGGTACTTTAAATCTTTTTAGACGCTGGACTACAGCAGGAATGTTGGGTGGTCAGTTTGCTCCCAATACTCGTTTTTTTGGTTTTAATCGTTTTACTGCTGCATTTATACTTGGTGCTACTGTTTTGAATGCTCCTTTGAGATTATCATCAGTATCTAAAATAGTTGGTAGAACTTTTGATATGGGTATAGAACTTCCTGTAAAGTCAGCATTCAATCTGTTTATGAGGAAGTTGGGAAAATCTAATGTTTGGGATTTATCAGCAGCAAACAAGTTACGGTTTGCATCCCCAGAAGAAGTAGTTGTGTTTGCAAAGGATGGTGCCAAAAGAGATTATACAGCAGGAGAGTTACGACGAATAATAAATGAAACTGGTATGGAATATAGTCGAGCTGATGCAGAGTTTTTTGATACAGAAGTTAATCAGATGTTGATTCAGTTGGGTATAAATGAACAAGGTTTAAATAGGTATAGATCACAACAACCATTTTTGCGTAACTTTCCATGGTTGTATGAAAAAGGAAAAAAAATATTAGAGAATACACGCACATCGCAAAACAATATATTTACACAGTTATCTAGGTATCAAGATAGTGAGTTGCGTCGTATTGTATTTGTTGAGTATTTACGGAATGGCTATACTGTTGATGAAGCAGTAACAGCAGGTAAGTCGTCAATGTTGGATTACAGTATTTTGACTCCTGAGGAAAAAAGATATGTATCTAACTTTATTTGGTTTTATGCATTTCAAAGAACAATGATAAGTAGTCAGATCAACGCTATATACAAGGGTGTAATGACAGGTAAACCATCTTTGTCGTTGAGAATGTTAAGATCTCAAGATGTATTGAATCGACAGATGGCTAAAGATTATAATGATTATACTAATCAACAGTTGAACAGAGTTTATAATATATTTGCAGGTGATGTGGATGGTTATCCTATTACAGTTGGTGGACCACCTAATCCTCAAGTACAGTTGTTAGATTTAATGTCTACAGTTTTGGTAGCTGATCAATCAAGTGAAGTAATAACATTTTTGGGATTACTATTGTTGGAACAAAAACCATATGTTTCTCCCTTTGTTAAATATGAACGTGCAAGATCATCGGAAAGAATACCACCTTTCCCATCTTATTTACAGTATAATGCAGAAGCATCAGGTAATCTTGAGTATTATATACAGCGATATGGTTTGATACCTAGACGCAGAATGGGAGGAAAGACGTTGACTATGGGTACAGAGGAAACAGAAGCAGGTATATTGTATGATTTTCCGGATGGGGAAAAAGGATTGCCAGGATATAAACAATATTTGATAGATGAAACTGCTGCTTTAACTACGGCTGGTGTACTTATAAATCAGGGATTGGATTTATTAGCACAAGAAGAGGGTATACCAGTTAATGATTTATTTATACGGTTGTTTGGTCAACGTTTTAAAAGAGATTTGACCAAGGCAGAGATGTTATCATCGAAGCGTGGAGATCGAATCCAAACTAAAGAAGGAGAAAAGGTTATACCTTTTGAAAGTAGGTATTTAAAGACTGGCACAATACAGGGTGGAAAAATCTCAGAAGTATTTGAAGGAGACACACAAAGTGCTATATTATGGTCATTGTATCAGTTAGGTTTGGTGACACCACTAAGGGGTGCGCCAGCTGAGAAGAACATAATATATCAGCTAAATCGTGTAAACAGAGCATTGGATCAGGCTGAAAAGGAATCGCAATGACCACTCCTAGAAAACTTGTACAGTATTATAATGCGCCTATAAATACAGACTGGCAGGTTTTTGACATCATACCTACGATTAGGGAAATACAAAACACAATGCCTACACTTGGAGGTACATTGAGTGCAGTAACAATCTATGGTGACACATTGTCTGGTGCCAATGCACTGACAGTTCGCATAACAGAAGATAGTTATGGTGACATGTGTATCATTGGAGATAGGCAGGTTGGTATGTCATTGGGCGTTACAACACCAACAAAGACATCGAGCATTATAAAGATTGAGATTGATGTAGCGGATACATGGCCCAGTCATGTGTGGATAAAAACAGATACTGGTACTTTGAATGTCAGGCAGATAAAAATAACGTGGAGAGTATGATGGCAATATCATCGAACATAGATGCATTTGGTGATGGTGGTGCATTTGGTGAGGGAGATATATCAGATGACCTATCGTCACAGATAGATGGTGTAACCAACAGCTTTGTGACTACGTTTGCCTTTAATACTTCGAGCATTGTGATATATTACAATGGAGTACGGCAGAGAACTGGAGTCGAAGTGACTGTAATAAATGCTCGTACTATACAGTTGGATTTTGTACCTGAAAGTGGTACGACCATTGTAGCTACATATAAAACAATCTAGGGGGTAACTAACCATGGCTATAACTCTTGTAAGAAATCAGTTGGTCGATTCGATCATTAATGAAAATAAACTTGACTCAGGGGCAGTATCATTTGCAAAGATGAAGTCTGCTGATATTGAAACCGATCTTGCAGCATCTGCATCAGCATCTAAACTTGCTACTGCTGCTGCAATCAAAGCATATGTTGATGCACAAGTACCAGACACTTTTCAAGGCGGGAATGGTATTGTTATTGATGCATCAGGAGATCCAGATATTATTGCTGTTGATCTTGCTACCAATCCAGGTCTTCAGTTTACCAGTACTAAGCTTGACGTAAAAGTTAAGTCTGAGTCTGGTGGATCTATTACTAAAGATGCAGATGGTCTTTACATTGCTGACAGTGCTATTGGAAATGCAAAACTTGCGAACAGTACTATTTCTGGTAAGGCTCTTGGTACAAACCTTGACAGTCTTTCAGCTGGTCAAGGTATCTCGATGTCAGCATACAATGGGTCTGCTGCTGTTAATGATTTGACTGTACAGCTGGATGGTTCTACTCTTGCTAAGTCTGGCTCTGGTGTTAAGGTAGCTGATCTTGGAATCGGAGAGGGTCAACTAGCAAACAATGCTGTGACTATTACTAAGTTTGGTATGCGTCCATTTATGGATGACTTTTCTCCTAATGGTAGTACTGCTGCATTTACGTTGTCTCAACGTATTCCTGCTGCAAGTCTTAATGATTTTGCACAAGGTGTAAAGGTATTCCGAAATGGTCAACGACTTTTGCAAAAAGCTTCTTCTCCGGCTGATGCATCTGAGTATACTGTAACTGACAATGGGTCTGCAACAGTTGTTACTTTGGGTGCAAATCCTGCTAATGGCGAAAAGATTATTGTTGATTATTGGAAATAGTTAATCAATCTGTTGTGTTGGGTTGGGCGGCTGATGTTATAATAATAATGTCAGCCGCTTTTTTTGAGGTGATGTATGAGTATAAATAAACAAAAAGTACTAGAGCTGGTGTTGGGTCAAGGTGGTGCATTGGTCCTTGCTTGTATTGCTTTGTGGTATATATCTCAGTTATATGTTGATCAGATAAATGGTATGATGGTACGATGTGATGATGATCGAAAAATGTATCAGGATCATATGTTGAGATTGTCTGAACAGCTAGATGTAATGTCAGCAGATATCAAGGATATAAAGGATGCCAAAGTCGATAAATAAAAAATCAATGAAGTGCAATCGTCCTCGTGCTTTGCGAAAAGGAGAGCCAGGATATGGCAAAAAGAAAAAGGTTGTACTGGGTTGTAAGGCAGGTCGACAGAAGTTGATTAAGTATGGTGCAAAGGGATATGGTCACAACTATTCTGACTCAGCAAAGAAAAGTTTTCGAGCTCGTCATGGTTGTGATTCGAAAAAAGATAAGACAACAGCTGGTTATTGGGCTTGTAAAGATTTGTGGCCGCGTGGAAAAAAAACCAAAAATCCATCGGCAAAGAAACGAACAAGGAGATAATATATGTCTTGTCAGTGTAAAAATAATATGTCTAATATTTATGGAGGTGCCATGTACGGTAGCAAAAAAAAGACAAAGAAGAGTAGTAAGAAACAAAAGAAAGCATATTCAGGCATGAAGCCTCGTAAGGGTGGACAAAAGAAACCTCGTGCTTCTGCTGGTTTATATTCTTATAGAGATATATAATGTCTCCGAAGATTACTGTTGAGCCAGCGAGTTGGCTAAAGATTTTTGCGTTGGTTGGTAAACTTGTTCGCTATGCAAAAGGTGGGTTTACTGCTGACGAAAAAGCAGAACTGATTGATGATTTGCTTGAAGTCCTAGGTGTATTGGCTACGGATATAGGTGAGGATCTACGCAATGAGGACCATTAAAAAAATAGTGGTCCATCATTCTGCATCTTCACCTGATACTACAGTTGAGCAGATCGATTCGTGGCATAAGAATAGAGGATGGTGGGGCATCGGTTATCATTATGTGGTAGACCATAATGGTGAGATACAAGAGGGTCGTCCTTTAAAAAAACCTGGTGCACATACTCGTGGTGAAAACAAAGACAGCATTGGTATTTGCGTGACTGGTAACTTTGAAGATTATCATTGTCCGAAGTTTCGTTTCGATGCTCTTGTTACTCACATACAGACTTTGTTGTTTACATATGACTTGGATTGGAATGATGTGTACTATCATCAAGAGTTTGCAGCGACAGCCTGTTGTGGTAAGTTTTTGATTGAACAGCTGCGTCAATATCGCAAAGGTCGTGTTAGTTCTGGTGGTAATCAATGCACATAAAGAAGTTTTTGTTTATGTATTTACAGCATGGGGATTTAAAGAGCACAGCAAAATCAGCTGGCATACATCCTAACACTGTGTATAGCTGGATTAAGAGTCGGAATAATCCTCATGTTATGTCTCTTGTGTGGTTTTTCAAAGCTATAGCACAGCAGAAGAATGTGTCGTATGAGATGATGTGGATTGAGTTTGTGTATTTGCTTGAAGGCAAAGAGGATCCAAAGGCTGCTGCTCGTCAATGGAGACGAGAGTATATTGATGCGCTTGTCATCGAAGATCCAGGTTGGTTGCGCAAACATTATGAGCGATTGGTCTTGGAGATTGAGAATGCCAAAAGATAGCTGCTATAAAAAAGTAAAGAGATCATACAAGAAGTTCCCCTCTGCTCGTGCTAGTCAGGCGATTGCAAAGTGTCGCAAGGGTAAAGGCAAGGTACGAAAGAGCAAGAAGGGTGCCAGTTTAAAACGTTGGCAGAAAGAGAAGTGGGTGGATACCAGAACTGGTAAGGCTTGTGGTGCCAAGACAAACAAGAAACAGTATTGTCGTCCATCGAAACGTGTATCTAGCAAGACACCAAAGACCACATCAGAGATCAGCAGTTCTCAGAAGCGAAAGAACATTGCTCGTAAGAGTGCAGGAAAAAGAGCTACATCATTACGTAAGCGTCGGAAGAAATAAACAATCTTTGTAGATGATTGTGTGTTTGCGTGTATTGATTCGTTCTTTGATGACATCATCATATCGATCACATATATCATCCCATTCGTCTGTTTGTTTATAGGACCCTATGTATCCAAAATGTTCGCTCGTTGTTTTAAAAGTAATCCCTTCTGCTTTTAGATTTTTGGGTTGATACTTGTGCTTGTGGCTGGCTTTGACAGCTATAGCAAATATTTCTCCATCGTACCAGTAGTGTTTTCTGGTTGGGATATCAACATACACAATCCAAGTTGGTGGATGCACTAGGTATGCTGAGTATCCTTGAGTGCTTGTCTGTATAATCTCAGCAAAGAATGTATCATACCTTCCTCCGTTCATTGCAGACTTGACTTCTACTGTGCAGATTTGTTGGCCTCGCTTGTGTAATCCCATGTCTTCTAAGTATGCACAAAAGATATGGATGTCGTGTGGATCGTACTTGCCTACGTCTAGTGTTGCGATCATATAATCAAATGGAGGTTGCTTGTATATAGATTGCATCGCTCTTCCCTTGTTTATCTCTTCCATCACAGCAAGCTCTGCGATGGTTCCTTGGTGCAGTAGTTTTCTGAATGGTATCATCTTCTCTCCGTTGTCCAGTCAAGAGATAGTATAGCACCATAAAACAAAGCCACAACGTATATGCTGTGGCTTTTGTTCAAGTTAAATCTTTATGGCATGATCTTGTATGTGTGTGCAGAGAATATGCCCTTTAAACTTGGGTGCTTGCCACCATCCTCTTCGGTTCTTGCCATTCCTTCTGCATGCCTTGCCACAGTTCTGAAGTACAGCATCCAGTCTCTTCAGGAGATCGGGATAGTAGTTCTCGTAGCTCATCGGACGGACGACAGTAGGTACACGCTTGGGTGGTCCGATGGGTTGATCCAGTTCTTCCGTGTATACTTCTTCCATCATTTCTTTGATGGTGAAATATCGACATGGGTTATCATCCAACCATTGCTGCACCATCGTCTCATGAATCGATGTGACCTTGTGTTTGTTGTTCTCCTCTGAAGATAGCAGTTGTTCTTCAGGAGTGAGCCACCATTCTTTGCCGTCTTTGTATGCAGCCACAGCCTCAGCCCATAGCTGGTCGCGTATGGCTTCGAGATCTTTTGGGTTGTATGCCATGTGGTGTGCCTTGCCTTGCAGCACCATGAGCCAGTATCTACGTGAGCCAGTGTGGTCCCTGAAGATAGCCATGTCTTTATCGTTGGCCGATCCCCCGAAGATACAGCCACGTGCAATCTTCTTCTCGTGTTTCTGGTAGGCCCCACGGAATGTATCGTACTGCTCATCAAGAAAGTTCTTGACTACGTTGGCATCTTTCTTCGCCATCGATGCCAGTTCTGCCATCTCATGTATCCATGCAGTTGAGAGAATCGATCGTCCATCCTTTTCACCGATGTTTATCTTGCTGCTGTTGTACCATGAGTATCCTGTACGCGTGCATTCTCCGGCCATAGTCCTGAAGAACGTACCCTTCCCATGTCCCTGTGGTGCATTGAATACCACCATTGTATCTACCTTGCAGCCCGGTTTGTAGATACGAGCCACGGCAGAGATCGCCCATTTGATAGCATACACATGGTTGAGCGGTGTGTCCTGTGCTTTCAGGAAGTCGATGAAGAGACGACCCAATCTAAACTTTCCATCCCATCGCAAGCTATCAAGATACTCTTTGATAGGATGGATGCGATTGCGTGAGGCGTGCAGTTGGATGGCCTGCTGTACACGGATGAGTGCGATGTCTCTTCCTACAAAATAACGCTGCCGTATCTTGGTCATGATCTCCAGTTCGAGCGAATCGGACAGAGGTTCGGATCCATAGAATGGCTTGTTTCGCACAGCACATTCCCATATGTCCAGTCCCATCTCTACTATCATGGCACAGATATTGTCGGGTGACTTGAGTGCAGACCAGCTTGCACCACGGTTCCCGTAGCATATCTCGATGCCACCATCGGTAGCAATACAGTCCAGATTGCGACGATTGGAGTTCTGTTCTGTGCATCGGTATCGTGCGATGTTGGTGAGCGGATCGATCTTGCGTGTCATGAATGCAGAGCCATGTGTCTCGGATCCATGTGCATAGCATGGGAGATTGCCGGACCGATTCTTCTGCAGCCTCTTCCAGTTCTTGATGTACCAAGAGAAGGGATGAGTGACCGTATCTCCATCGATGTCACACTGTATCAGCCAGTGTGCCGGGACCTGCGCTATCGTGTATCGGCTGTTGTCGTGATTAGCAGGAGCAATATCAGGAGTAGTATTTGGAGCCATATGTCCATTGTCTTCTTTCTTTTTGGGTGAGGCTTTGTATTGTAACATTTTATCTACACACAATGCATGCCCATTGTTGTGTCTTTTCCATGCTGAATCTGCACGATCGATTCGGAACGACGGCAGGAACCACAATCTCGATGGGTCTTTGGTCTGGATGTCGTTCTCTGGTATGCATGATTGCATGGCCTGCCACACGGTCTTGTACTCTTTTGGTGTGCAGGGACGGGTGAAGGGAATGACCACGCGAAAGGCATCCTTCCCATCCTTGATGGGTGAGCGATGGGAGAAGGATGTGTATGCCACGTAGCACACTTGACTGAGACGAGAGAGAATGTCTTCTGTTGTTTCTGGCGTAACACCATCGATGTCGAGGACCATGGCATGTATCGATTCGACGGCATCGATTCTTCTGTTGCCTTCTCTTGTATTCCATGTGACTGGGCAGAAGAGACCGACATAGTTTTTGCCGCATTCGATGGTCTTGCTTCCCTTGGTAGTCACGGACAGATCGCGTATCATACGAGGTGATTGTACATGCAAGTTAAATCCCAACACGATTGTGCAGTGGTCTAGCTTGTTCGTTCGGTACCATCCAACGTCTGGTGCTTTGTGCAGCGATGCATCGAATCTCATATCTTCTGCTGCGATGGTGTTGCTTGTGCTGAGGTATTGTGTTATGGTGTTATTGCTAGTCATTGTTCTTTTCCTGTTCTTGGCTAGTAGTTTTTATGGTGTTGGGGACTGGCTGTGGTGGCCTGTCCCCTTTTTTTATGACGTCGAAAGCGTGCACGTTGTGAGCTACATACAGCCCGAGCGCAACGCGAAACACTTCCTTCATCGTGATTGACTGTGCTTCTGCGATAGCTCGCACTAGCTTGTATACTTCTGGGTCCATACTCATCGGGTATGTCTTTAGTTTTTTGGGCATGTCTCCTCCATTTTTGAGACGGTTATATCCCATGAGATACCATGGGAATCTGTTAGTTGTTGAATAGATTGGAATGCTAGGTCCCCATGGCTGATGATGTTCTCTTCCACGAGTCGATCTACCAAGTGTTCGTATGCCTTGTCCTCTTCGAAGAAAGGCGTGTACTCAACACCATGCAGCGATGGTTCCCATGCAATCATTAGGATATAGATAGTCATGTTAACTCCAGTCGTACTGGTCTTTTAAATAGTCAGACAAGGTTTTCAGAACCTTGTTGTACAAGATGTCTTGCTCTGGTCGGGTATCATTGAGATAGTCTTCCGGACCGATCTCGATTGCTTGTATCACATCATCAGTTGTCAGCAGCACAATCATCCTGTCATGCTTGTCTTTCTTCACTTCTGCGTCCAGTGTGTGCAGTGTGTTGTATGGCCACACGACCCTGAGCAAGACGAATGTCTTGCGCAGGATGTATGTCAGGTTTTGATCTTCTGTAGTTCTCATGTTGTCTCCTGTTGTGAGTCAATAGATGTTATCATGGATGATATAATGGGCATGGTTACTGGACATATAAAGTCCTTGTATCTCGGTGTATCTTGTATCATGGACAGTACTTGTCCTTGTAGCTGGTCTCGGTCTGCAATCGCTTGTCGATACTGTTGTCTTACAGGATGTGTATCCATCCATATCGTCATCGCGATGGCAGAGAATCGGTCGATCTCTTGTGTCAATCGCTCCAAAAAGTACTCGCTTGTCTCGAAGTACGAGATCATCGCGTGTTGCTCTGCCTCATAGAGATCGTCGTCCTTGTGATAGGAGTCGGGTTTCACTGGTAGCCATGTTGGTAGTGCTTGTCTCATTGCTTGTCTCCTTTGATAAGTTCTTGTAGCTTTGGATCTTGCATGATTGCTTGTCGGTGATAGCATACTCGCTTGTAGTCCCAAGCAGGACAGCTACAGCATGAGACACTGTGCATGTCTCGCTTGTACCAATACAATACTGATGCATGGTAGATCTTGCCTTTTCCATTTTGAAAGGCGATTCGGTATGTGTAAAAACTACGCGTGACTCCATCAGGACAGTGTATGTCTTGATGGAGTGTTCGACGATAGCCTATAAGAGTTATGGTTTTCATGGTGTGTTCTCCTGTTAGTGATTGATAAATCCAATGACTTTGAATCTGGTTTTGTGTTGGTTGCCTTCACTGCATAGTCCGCAAGTGTTACACGTTATTTTGTTTCGTGGTGTCGTGCTCTTCTGTGTCTGTTCAGGGCAAACGATTCCTTCATTCCCTGCAGGAGTGATGAATCGTTTCTTTGTTCCTTTCGGGACTTGACAAGTAGCACGCCAGCCTTTCGATACTGCTGTGTCCGCGTCTTCCATTGTGATATTGCTAGCAAGTACGATGTCTTTTAGGTCGGGTCGTTGACGCCATCCTGCTGTATATCCTAGAGGTTTCAAGTTATATTCTTTTCCTGTCTTCACGAGCTTATCAATAACCTTGCGAGAGAGAGAAGAACAATCACCTATAGAGGATAAACGAAAGAACCTTGCATGACGTGACGACATTCTGAATCCTTCTCTGATCGAGTAGTCTTTGATCGTCTTGTTTCCTTTGTCAATGGCTTTCAGGATTGATTTGGTAGCCCACGACACGGAGGAGGCATGAGCATAACACGGCTTTAGTCCGTGCTGTTTATACTGTCCAGCTCCTCCCATCTTTTCAGAGAGTAAAGGACAGCCTGAATCAAGACAAGATTTTTTGATGTCTTTTGTATTTTGTCCGACGATAACCGTCGGGATGTTGCCGGTTTTTTTGTTGCGTGTACTTGATTGTACAAGTACGTCAATAATATGTGTGTGTTTGGGTGCGCTATTAGGCATGATTATTTTTCCTGTTTATTTTGTGGTGTGGTGTGGTGTGGTGTGACCACATCGAATCATACGTCGATGTGGTCCAGGTTTGAAGGTCCTTCCTCTTCGTCTAGATCCGGATAGATTCCATCTCCATTGACTAGAGCTACATATATTTTGTCTAGTGTCATAAGACCTTGTTCGACGCCCTCGA